GAACACGCACACGCGCGAGGCGGGGGGCAGCCCCCCCCACGGCTGGCGAGGTTAAGGTAAAGCAACCTTACTTTCCTTTCCTTCTCAGCATTCAACAGATATCTTCCTTTTACGTGTAGTCATTTTGACGCCAGATGGGATAAGTGTCTTGGGACGGGTTGCCGGTATTGGTGGGTGGTCAATTTAGGTGGCATGTGGTAGTCCGTAGTAGTTACTGGTGCAGGTTCGCATTATGGGGTATTTGGTTAGGGTGATGGTATGATATAGACAGGAGGCCTGGAGCGTTGTGACAGCTATAGTGACGCGACAAGGGAAAGTGTCTTGGTAGGCGGGATCTAAACTGTCAGGATTGCAGTATTGCAGTGTAAACCCTACTTATGGGGGTAAGGTGAGGATAGCCACAAGTAGTATATGGCTGATGGATAGCAATCAAGCACAGATATACCACTTCTGGGGTACTCGTGATCAAAACCAAAGTGTCCATCGACCCAAAAGGGGGGGTAAAGGTGGGTGAAACTTGAAAGACGTATGCCAGTTTAATACTTGCCACCCTCAGGGGGGGTTGACTCAAATTTTTTTGGCCGGTAATATAGCGCTAGAGGGGGTTAACCAAGAGGGATGGTGAGGTGTGACTAGAAGTGTTCCTTAGAGGTCGTCGGTGAAGAGCCATACGGCTCTCACCTCCTCCCACACGGAACACGACCTATTCGTAATAAATGCAACGCATTTATTCCTACTGGCGGTAATGTATTTCGTAGTGGAAAATATGCGCACATTTCTGGCAGTCTGGTAATGGGATATGGGGCCACCCGAAATGGTGGTTCTTTTGTTTTATGGGTTGGGTGTGGTTGGTGACGGGATCAGGAGGTTAAGTGATGAAGCTGGTATTATTAGCTACGGCCAACGGGATACATGCCTTGGAGTATGCCAAGGTTGAGCCGGAGGCTTGGCAGTGGTTGTATGACATTAAGGACCACGTCAAGCGGACGGCGTTCAAGGTTACGGCTGAGCTGGAGGATAGGAACGTCGAGACTGGTGAGGACTTAGATGCGGCTGAGGTTGCTATTGTGATAGATCACTGTATGAACTACCGTGGTAGTGCTATGTGTTTTCCGAATGTGGGCGCTATGTGTTTTCCGAATGTGGGCATCACTGAAGACGACGAGATGGAGGTAAGGCGAGAGTTTTACGGGGATATTGATGGCGACTTGCCATGGGGTGATGGTAAAGGCCATGAGCGTGACGTGAAGTTTATTCTTGCTACTTCGTACCTTGATGGGCTACGTGCATTGGAAGTAGTTAAGGCGCGGAAAGAGGATTGGTCAACGCTTTACTGGATGGAAAAACACGTCAAGAAGTCATCTGTGAAGGTGACGGTAGAGCTGGACGACAAGTTCGATGCGGATCAATTGTTCGACATGTCTAGCTCAATGGACTTCAATGACATGGCGTTTATGGCTGGAAAAGAGCTGCTTGACGATTTTGTCCAGTCTTGGCCAATGTGGTACCGGCCTGTAGTTTTCCTACGCTAGCTGGTTTTTTGCCAGCACTTGATGAAATCGATATTCCTTTGATGCGATACGTGTGTAACGGGATAGCCTTTTGATTAGGAGGGTTGGGTATGAAAGTTGTAATGCGTTCGGCTGGTGACGGATTGAATGGATTGAGTGCTGCCAGAGCGTGTGGCACGCTGTGGGTCTGGAGTTGTGAATGTGAAGACAAGGTCAAAAAGACAGACGTGACTGTAGAAATTGAATTGGTGGACGGTGTTTCGGTTGATGACCTGCCGCACATCTGCACTTGCGGTGAGGGCGTAACAGTAGATGTTGTGGAAACCGTCAGAGACGCTGACCTAACGCCGGTTATCGATGTAGTCTAAATGATGACACCACCAAAGGAGTATTTAAGCTACCAAAACGTTGTATAATGTCATTAGCAGAAGGAGACGGGAAATGGATATTACATGTAACATTGCTGATGCGTTACGTCTTATGAAGCTTGCTATTCGAGTGGCAGAGCTTCCCGACTGGTCCAAGAAGGATGCTGTACGGCAATGGGTTGGCGACGTTTTCGCGCTATCCAAGGAAGTTGCTGAGCTAACCAAGAATCAAAAGGACGACGAAATCGTACAGAAGCTGGAACAGATTCTCAGCGATGAAGCCCTATTCAATGCCGTCTATGAAATCCTGCGTATTTTGATGGGAATGATTAACAATGATGGACATATCGTTGTAGATGACGATGGTCCTACGTGGGGTAAGTTCCTGCTTGGTATGATGGCCGACCAATCCTCTGCTGATAATGAGAAGCAATAAAATGAGAAACAATAGCCTTGCGGTCATTCTGTGTGTCTTGTCCGCCTTTCTATTCGGAGAGGTAGTCACGGCCAATGAGCCATTGATAGAAGGACCTGACAAGGCCAATGCTGGCACACTTGTCGTTATGCGACTGAACACACCGGACGATGTAACTGAAGCAACCTGGGCGTGTGCAGGCAATGTAACTGATGATGCCTGGCTAGCTGTGGAAGACGGAAAGGTATGCGTATTCGCTTGTCCAGTACCTGCCAAGTACGAGTTCTTTGTAGCCGTGCTAATAGACGGCAAGGTACACCTATTACGTCATGTTGTGTTATTGGAGGGTTCTGCGCCCGGACCGAATCCCAACCCTAATCCTGGGCCAAATCCCGGGCCTGATCCCGAGCCTGGGCCGAACCCTCCATTATCTAAATGGACGACGCTGGCCAAAGATATGGCCATGAAGCTAGTCCAATCGCCACGCCAGGCAGAGGCTGTCATCGTAGCTGACGCCATTGAGAAGGCTGTAAGTGGCGAATACGACAACTTGCGTGAAGCACGCGAAGCTATGCGGCATGAAACCAGAATCGCACTTGGACAGTCATATGTTCGCTGGCTTGGCTGGTCTGAAGAAATTGGCGCTGCACTGGCAAAAGAGCAATCGACAATCAAGACCACGGAAGACTACGCCAAGATTATGAAGGAAGTTGCCGCTGGCTTACGAACCGTTACGGACGACGTTGTAGAAAAACAGAATGCTACTTCTAATAACTCTACTAGTAGGCGACGAATCGTATGCACGCGAAATGGCTGCTACTATTACACAGCACCGTAATGGAGATTGGTAAATGTCAAATGTACGAGAATACGATTTGTTTGTTGCTTGCGCAGACAAGTTAGGAACCATATTGAAGCAGTACAAGTATGCCAGTGCACTGCGTGCTGAATACCGTGACTACTCGCTGAGGGCCAATGCAGTCAAAGAGGAATTGAAAAAAGCTGAGGAAGAGCTGAACCAGCTAATGGCCATGGCAATCGAAGACGAAATTGTAGCTAAAACAGTTCTCGACCAATAACAGTAGGCACAAAATATGGACATCAATTACGACGGTGGATGGCTTGGCCCTGTGTACAGCTTGCCAGCTTTAGGACAAGCGTACGAAAAAAAGCTAATGATAAGCTTCCGGGAAGCTGAAGCAAATGGAATCCTAAATGCCATCGACCCAGCTACACAGAAGCCTGTGTGGGACTTGGCACGCGCTATTCTGGGTGAAGAATGGCTTCCAGGCCGTCAAGAAATTGGCGACTGCGTGTCTTGGGGAATGAAACACGCTGGCGAGCTTAGGCAGATTATAGACGTTGCCGCTGGCCAAGAGGAAAAGTTTAGGCCCTGGTACGCGCCATGGATTTACGCTATCAGTCGCAACCAAATTGGCGGTGGTAGGATTAGAGGTGATGGCAGTGTGGGGGTGTGGGCGGCAGAAGCCGTCTCTAAATATGGCGTTCTCTTTGCCGATGACGAAGGCGTTCCACCGTACTCCGGACGCATTGCCAGAGATTGGGGAGACCCATCCAATGCCAGCGAAAATCCAGACTACAAGCAGTTTATGCCGGTAGCCAAGGACAATCCTTGCATCTGCGTAGAATGCCAAAGCGTAGATGAAATCGTTAAGATGGTACGTGATTATAGACGCCCCATAACCATTGCGTCTAATCGTGGATTCAAAATGACACCACGCAACTATAAGGGATATCATGTATTCACACCATCTGGTTACTGGGCGCATCAAATGTGCTGGATTGAATACAATGACGATATCAAGGCACTATATCGACTAAACTCGTGGGGGCCTGACGCACACGGTAAGCCACTCCATGGCGAGACTCCAGGCGGGGCATGGAATCTTCTCGATGATATCGAAAGCGAGCTTGAACACTTCCGTGGCTGCGAATGCTTTGCACTCGTTGAATTCGCTGGCGAACCATCAGGACCTGACTGGAGACCTATCTAATGCAGATTGGTAGGCGAGTCGAATGGGCTAATCGCATGGCCGATATGTGCGCGGATGCCTTGCGGAAGAATAGCAAAAGAAAAGTCAACGCCAAACAAATCAAAGACTCGCTCTTTACAGTGCTAATCTGTAGCAGTATTGCAAATGCACGTGACCCTGACGTAGTATATATTCAGGATGACGATGTATTTGTCGTCTGGCAACGCCATAATATCAGTACCAGCGTGCGAATCGACTCTAAAGGCGAGATAGAGTTGGCGTATGATGTTGATTAAGAAGCAGTATCGGATATACGTCAAGCCATACGCTAAGACATTTGATGGTATGCACGATAGGGATAACAAGCGAATCAAAGCCCTATCACGCAAGTATGGCATCAGCCAGTACATGATTAAGAGGATAATCACCGACTACGTCAAGTCTGCGGCTGATGAGGCAATGCTGCATGGCCTGGCACAGATTAGTGGGCTTGGTGGAATAGCGTTTATAACCGATAGCGTACGTCCCAGCAAGCACTATATCTTGGAGCTTGACATGGCGGTGACCACGGAAGGCACTGGGAATGGAAGGAAAAACATATTCCACAGACGATTAAAGGATATGAAGCGTGCTCTGCGCAGGCATCCGGAGCTAAAAGGCTATACGCGGTATATGATGCGTGACATAATTGAATCTGGTAAACTAACCAGTATAGAGGGTTGGCAAGACATAGTTCAAGAGGAGTTAAAGAATGGCAAATGATGTTGATAGCGAACCTCAAGTATCGCAGGAACAAGAGCAAGATGCTGATACCATCTTTCGTCAGTTGACTGGCATCGGACAAGATGACGAAGAAACTGATGACGAGTCGGAAGAAGAATCTGGCGAAGAATACGAAGACGACGATGAGCCTGAAGAATCAGATGGCGAAGATGAAGCTGATGAAGAAGCCTGCGATACCTGCGAAAACCCAGTGATGGAGTTTGTCAAAGAGCAATTCGGGGAAGACTTATCGCAGTATAAAAATGACTACGAGCTACTCAAAGGTTTGGTCAACGCGCGGAAGTTGGTGGGGCAACGCAGTGCTGATGCTCAAATGCTGAATGCACTGCGTGCTCGTTATGGTGACGAGTTTCTCAATGACCTGCTTGAGGGAAGGGCATCCGGGGCAGGAGCCGGTAAACAACAAGCAGCGCCGGCTGATGCCCTACCCGAGTTTGATGAGTCGTGGTTATCGCAGGTTGCACGTGATGAGAATGGCAACCTTGTAGCCCTGCCAGGTGCCGATAAGAGCCTGCCAGAGAAGATCATTAAGTTCGCTAAGCATAGGGAGAAACTACTCAATGACTTTGCCAAAAATCCACGGGAGTTCGTTAAATCGCTCATCGGAGAAGACGTTGCGAACATTACGGCCACCGTCCTTAGCGAAGGGATTAGAAAAGCAAGCAGCCAAGCAGCAATCCAAGACTTCGCCGCCCAGCATAAGGACGTGTTGTTCCAAAAAGGCGACCCAGACGCGGGGTTAACCGAATTCGGTGAGATGCTAGCAAATATCGCAGATAGTGCGATGGGTATTACCGACCCGCATCAGGCCTTGCAGTTTGCATTTGAGGTTGTGAAGACGCTTGGTCAGGGCCAGGTCAAGACCAAAAGTACGGCACCAGCACAGCCAGCGACATATCACACGCCACGCAAAGCGAACAAGAAAAAGCAGATGACTATTGAGGACTATATCGAGAAAGGATATAGCCTCGTGGAAGCATATAATATGGTGAACAAATAGCGGGCTTGCGCGGGGAGGAATCTGGGACACTCCGAACGGACCCCAAAGATTCCTCCGTGGCCCGCCCCCATTCGCGCAGGGGCACGCCGCGTCCTTAGGATGCGTTGTAAATCAGTGACATTCAAGACAAAGGGGTAAAGCAATGGCGGTTAACACTGCAAGACTTACATCACAGGCAATTGATGCCTATCTGCGAAAGCTGAGCGAACCAGTTATGGTCAACGCTCGCCTTCTGGGCATCCTGAAGGCTAAGGGGCGCATCTCATTTAACCATGACGAACACGAAATCATGTGGCGTGTCCGCTATGTGCGAAATGAGCCTACGCCTAATCCTGGGTTCCCGACCGATGTGACATTTAACGCACCTGTGCGAATCACATCGGCCAAGCTTCCTTGGCGAAGCTACGCAATGGGTGAATACATCCACAAGATTGAGAAACTCCAAGGTCGATCTGACCGGACGCAGTTTCCGCGTCTTGTGGAAAACGTCGTTAAATGGGCTATGGACGACTTCCAATGGTACATGCAACGAGTGCTGTACAACGACGGCGACGCTGATCCGATGTCGCTCCACGGCTTGGAATCAATGTTTGCCGTTGGTGGTGCGATTAGCGGCCAGCCGGTGTACACCCCGAACGATACCTACGCAGGACTTAGCACCGTGCTTGGAGCGTTCGGTGGCGATGTGATTAGCGGAAGCTTTCCGACTGGTCAAATGGACCCACAGTATCGGGCTTGGTCCCCTATTGTGGTGAATTATACCAATACCGCGTTTAAAACCGGAAATGAAGAAAGCAATTGGCAGAACAACTGGAAGAAGGCCACGCGGTTCGCTCGGACTTGGTTGCTGGCAGGGCAGGGCATCGACCCTGATATCATGGTCATGCACCCCGACCTGGAACGGCAGGCACGTGATTCGACTGACCCGTACGCACAGCTTCAAGTAACTGCGAAGTCTCCGATTGTCGATCTTGGCATTAAGACGCTGTTATTCGAAGGGCTGGAATTAGTCAGTGACGCATTCTGCCCTGCCGATACGGCGTATCTGCTGCCATCTGATAAGATGGAGCTGCTTTCTATGCAGGGTCAGTTAGTGGCCTTCAATAAGACCACTGACGTGTATCAAGCTGATATGTTGCTATTTGACTTCTACGGTAACATGAAGTTTGATTCGCCTGCCTACTTCGCAAAACTTCGTAAGTAAGTTGACAACAACAAAAGGAGCATGAATTATGCCAGCTCCGTATCCACAATTACCATTCCCTCGTGGCACTACATTCAGCCAAGGCGCATACACGCCGACAGCTACAGACGGTAGCCACCTTGAAGGACAGATGTATGTTGTCCCAGACGAGAATAATCCTGGTGCCGAGAAGGTGCTGCGGGTTGTTCGAGCACCAGCCGCAGGTATGATCGCTGCCCGAAAGGTGGTAGCCTTTAGTACCGTCGGCACGGTGGCATCTGGCTATGCCAATGCCGTAGGTAAGTTGGGTAAGCCACTAGATGATGCCTACGATGTGGGCTTTGCCATTCCTGGCAATGACCTTTTCTATGTGGTAGAAAGCGGTACCACGACGGTTGAAAAGGAGTCTGGTGCGCTTATTCTCAAGTTTGTCAAGTGCTTTAGCAACGCCACCGGAGGAGTCGCTCCCACTGGTGGTGGTTGGCTTATTGGACTTGCACTTGACAATGCACTTGCAGCAGACCTTACGGTGAAGGTCTATGTGACGCCTGGATTCGTGGAAGCGGCAGCAGAGTCCACGATCACGACCACGACCAGTACTACTACCACTTCTACGGTAACATGAAGTTTGATTCGCCTGCCTACTTCGCAAAACTTCGTAAGTAAGTTGACAACAACAAAAGGAGCATGAATTATGCCAGCGCCGTATCCACAATTACCGTTCCCCAGGGGAACTACGTTCAGCCAAGGCGCATACACGCCGACAGCTACAGACGGTAGCCACCTTGAAGGACAGATGTATGTTGTCCCAGACGAGAATAATCCTGGTGCCGAGAAGGTGCTGCGGGTTGTTCGAGCACCAGCCGCAGGTATGATCGCTGCCCGAAAGGTGGTAGCCTTTAGTACCGTCGGCACGGTGGCATCTGGCTATGCCAATGCCGTAGGTAAGTTGGGTAAGCCACTAGATGATGCCTACGATGTGGGCTTTGCCATTCCTGGCAATGACCTTTTCTATGTGGTAGAAAGCGGTACCACGACGGTTGAAAAGGAGTCTGGTGCGCTTATTCTCAAGTTTGTCAAGTGCTTTAGCAACGCCACCGGAGGAGTCGCTCCCACTGGTGGTGGTTGGCTTATTGGACTTGCACTTGACAATGCACTTGCAGCAGACCTTACGGTGAAGGTCTATGTGACGCCTGGATTCGTGGAAGCGGCAGCAGAGTCCACGACCACGACCACGACCAGTACTACTACCACAACCACTACTAGCCCTGGTGGCTAAGAAAAAGGCTGCATCACAAACGATTTGTCGTAGCTCGGGGGTGGACTACTACCGCCCCCTGGCTGCGCTTGAGGACTTCCATCGGTCTAATGCCAAATGGCGACTAATTGTTGGAAGTAACCGATCTGGCAAGACATTGGCTGCGGCGGCGGAAGTAGCTATGGCTGTTACCGGCCGTGACCCATTCCAGAAGTACCGTCCGGTTAACGGCATTGCCATGATTATTGGGCTGGACCGTTCGCATACTGGTATGCTGTGGCGCAAGCTATCGCTGCCTGGTGCGTTCAAGCTCGTTAAGGATGGAGATACATATCGAGCGGTTAGACCAGCCTATCCTGGCGCACCAGAGATTGATGCCAGTGATATGGAAAAGGTCAAGGAATGGATTGATGCGCCGCCGTTGATTCCACCCGAGGCAATTGATGGAATAGCTTGGGCTGATTCCGCCAAAGAGATTCCTATGCACGTTAAGCTCTGCAATGGATGGCAGATAATGTTCGTTACGTCTTGCGGGATGGTGAAGCAAGGCGAACACTATGATTTAGTGTGGATTGACGAACAAATAAACAGGAATCAGTTTTTCTATGAGGCAGACCGTGGTCTGGTTGACATTGATCCGCAATATAAAGCGCTGGGAATCTGGACTGCGTCGCCACAGAAACAGAATCCATTGCTTTGGGAGCTGCACAATCATGCGACTGATGGGCAAGATGTCGTTAGTTTTACGGTGGATATTGGTGATAATGCGTTTGTTGATAAACGCAGTGTGGAAGACTTTGCGGCGCGGCTAACTGATGATGAGCGAGCGGTCCGCATCGAAGGTCAATTTGCAGTAGATAGATGGCGCATCTATCCTATGTTCGATCCGATGGGACGGCATGGGACGCAACCCAAGCCAATACCAAACGATTGGACCATCTATTTGGCATTGGATCCAGGAACCACCAACTGTGCTACGGTATTTGGCGCTGTACCACCTGATGAGAAGGTGGTCTATATCATTGGCGAAATACTGATTCGCAATTCTGACGCCTATACATGGGCACGCGAATTGGCTAACCTGCCAATAGCTAAGCAGACTGAATCGTGGATTATCGATGCAGTGGCAGGCCGCCAGCATGGCATTGGATACACGCTATCTGTTGCCCAAAAGTACATGGAGGCTGCTAATAGTTTTGGATTAAGGCCGCGTGTATTTGGACCAATGGCTGGCTTTATTGCAGGGTGTGCTGTGCCACAAGTGAGAATCGAACATGTACGTCGCTACTTGCTGGCTACTGATAACCCAGAGGATACGCACTTTGGTGTAAGATTGTTCCTGGGCAGAACGACACAACTTGCACACCAGATATCGCTGGCACAATTCGATGAGAACAATCCATCAAAGCGGATAAAGGGTGCGTTCGACTTGCTGGATGCCTTTGAATATCTGATGTCGCATAATCCCCAGCATGTTGCAAGGTACGATGGTGAAAGTCATCATGGAGATAGCGTGTACCAAGCGTTTCTGCGAAAGCGATTGAAGTCGCATCGTGAACATCTAGATTATTGTGGGGTGAGCCTTGGATAAGGTCTTTGAATGCTATCAAGACATCCACATCGGTGACATTGTGGAGGTGCGTTTTGCGTCATCTAACATTGCACCTGTGTTGGGTATAATTACATGTGTCGGGCAGGATAGTGCAGCATTGGTGTATTTTCCCAAGACGGGTGCAAGTGTTGCACGGTATGCCGGCGCATGGAATATCAATGACCCAAGGGCATACGATAAGAATGGCAATACGTCGGACCTTGGCGCCAATCGGTGTTTATTCAAGGTCATTAGATCGCCTATGAGTCAAATTGAAATGGCACGGCGGATAGATGAGTTGGAGCAAGCAGTCGCCAAACTAGAAGGCGATATTAAGGGGGTGAAGAGTGGACAGCGATTGGCTGCGAGAGTTGAGCAGCCTGTGGAAAACACGAATAACCGAAGCCAAGGAGGCCAAGGAGAAAAGCTTCAGCAAAGAAGCTGACAGTCTTTGGTCATTTTTGGTTAAGGATTATCGTGAACTCTACTTCCTGACAGACGACACCGTTGCCTTCAATCGTGATGAAGGTCCATACTTCAAACCGCGCATCAATAAGTTTCGTGAATTCGTTGACCTCTACACGCCATTTGTACTAGCCCAGCTACCTTATCGCCGCGTTAGCTCTACTCGTCCGGTATTTCCAGAGGAAATCTACAATACCATCACCATGCCGTTTGGCGTTCCGTTCAGCCAAATCGACAAGGCTTCACGTACGGCAATTGATACGGCGGCCATTATCCTGGAATGGCTGCTAAATTATGGTGCACGGGAATACCGGCTACTGCGTGAAGCACGTATGGCTGCCACTGAGGCCTTTGTTAAAGGTCGTGGCCTGCTATGGCATGGGTTGCTTTCTACGTCTTCTGGTGTAATGCCAGCCGCATTATACGAGTCAGTAGATAATCTTTTCATTGATCCGTCTTCTGTTACACTGCGTGATGCCGGATACATCATTCGAAGGCGTCTTGAGCCTGCCTGGCTGATATCCGAAAAGCTTGGCATTAACCAGCAAAAGCTGGTGGATATGTCAAAGCGTATCGAAAACGATCCACGCAGCACGTCGGAAGTCGATATGGTGGAATACTACGAGGTCTATTCACGTATTGGTAGCGGAGCCAGACTAGCTCAGTCCCGCGACCCATTGAAAGACGTGCAGGAATCGCTCGATAGCGCTGGCGAGTACATGTGGTTTATCATCATGGAGGGTGCCGATTATCCGCTGAACCTGGACCCAGACGTGATTCTCGGTGATGCCACTATGGCCAGACAGGCTGTGCAATGGCCAGTGGCAACCTATGGTGATATCGTCGATCCTTGGCCGTGCTCAATCTTGGACTTCTTCCCTAACGTGACTGATCCGTGGGCCACTAGCCCATTGCGGTCTGGCCTTCCCTTCCAGGTCTTTCTAGACCACCTGTATGGCTACGTGGTATCACAAGCGCGGCGCTCAACTAGGCAAGTCGTGGTTGTTCCGGACCACGTAGATAAGGGTCTTATCTCTGCCATTGAGGGCGAACAAGACTTTTGTGTGGTTCCGGTCAGTGTTCAGCAGACATCAGACCTTGCAAAAGAGCTGTACCATGTGATTACCTTCCCGGGTGTTCCAGAGCATATCTGGCAACTGATATCGATGGTGGAAGAACGATTCGACCGTGCTGTGGGCCTGGACCCAGTCCTATATGGTGCGCAACCGACACGCCAGATTCGTAGTGCATCGGAAGCCAAGATGCGATATCAGGCTGCTACTGGACGAGCACAGTTTATGGCTGAACGAGTCGAAGACTGGATGGGTGTTATTGCGACGAAGGATGGTCTGCTGACGCGGCTACATGTGCCATTTACGCAAATTGCCAGATATTTTGATGAGCCAGTGGTAGCTGGTGAAGATGGCAATCCAGTGCCTGGCGGACCGCTTAGTATGCTATGGGGGCAGGCTATCAGTACACCGGACCCACTGGCTGCCAGCCAAGATTTTATGTTCGATATCGTTGCCGGTACAGCGCAGCGTAAGGATAAGGAACAACAACAATCTGCGGCTATGACGATAGCCCAGACATTGATGCCAGTGGCCCTGGAGGCTGCTGCCAAGACTGGCGATTACGGCATGTTTAATCGTGTTTTGGAACGCTTGTCGAATGCTTATGAGTTAGATTTGGGTATGTTCCGCATGGAACAAACGAATGTTATGCCACAGCAACAACCAGAAGGAGGAATGCCAAATGGCCAAGAAATCGCAAGACAAATGGATTCAAAGCGCAATCAAGCGGCCGGGCGCACTAACCGCCAAAGCCAAGAACGCAGGAATGTCGGTAGCTGAGTTTTGTGCAAGAGGTTCGAAGGATACACGGACCCAGCGGCAATGCAATCTCTACAAGACGCTGCGTGGTTTTGCGGAAAAGAAGTGATCCGGAGATTAAGATATGAAGGGTGCAGAAAAGCGTGATCTCAGGTCTGCCATACCTGTCCCGTATATCTCGACTGGAACGTTTCGGGACAAGAGTAATATGCTCCACAAAGAGGATGCGTGGTCACGTCAATTGATTGCCCGTAATTGCCGAAAGCACGGTGGCAATCCAGAGGCTGGAAACTACTTTCCGCAATTGGCGAAGTTTCCTGGTGATCCAGAGGCGTTTGCCACGTGCAAGGATGATATTAAGCGTGTGGCAGCTAAACGCGGCTTGAAATGTGAAGGAATTGTGGATTGCGACTTTCGGCAGCAGACGGAGCCAGCCCCCTATAGGGTGGCGCCAGATATTGTCGAGCGACACGTGCAGAAGGTAATCGAAGAACAACATGGCGGCAAATGCAGCGAAGCGAAACGCCATGAATTGCGAGAATACATGACAGAAAAACTGTCTGGTGAACAATGACTACATACTCAGACCTTCTCGATGCGATAGTGCGTGTTGTGTATGGGCACGGACTGTCTGCTGCTGCCGATCAGGTTCGCATGGCAGCTAGCATGGCATTCGAGCAATTGCCTATGCTGGCGCGCTGGAATCGCTATCGGGCCTACACGCGGCTCTTGGTAAATAACCAAGTCGTAGGCAGGGCAAATTACAGTGACGGAACGTTGACTCTTGATTCTGGTGAATGGCCATCATGGGCAGTAGGATGTAGCGTGATGGTCTCTAACTATCGGTGCATGATTGCCAGTATAGCCGGTAATGTAGCTACGCTGTCGGTAAGGCCTAGCACGGCAACGTCTGGAGACGTTAGCTATGCCCTGTACCATGATTGCCTGGACTTGCCGGCAGATTTTATTGTAGTCGATAGTATCCACAGCTACGATCCTCCGTATCAACTTGAGCCAGGTGACCGCTCAGAGGTTTATAGGGACTACGGCCCGCAGATGCCAGCCGCATTACCTGCTAGATTCACCATCGAGCCTGGTGTGGCGAACTATAGGCTAAGACTGTTTCCGCCGCCATGCCAGCGTGCCCAATTGGACTTGATATACTGGCGACGCATTAAGATGCCAGTGCACAGCGGACGGGATGCGATAACCAGTCGAGGGACGATAGACGTAACCGGCACTTCGGTCGCTGGCAATGGTACATCGTTCCGTACAGATATGATTGGTGCCGTACTAAGGATTGGGGATGCCGAACGGATTCCTACCGGACTGGACGGGTTGTCACCATACGTCGCAGAGAGCCTTATTGAGGATGTGATCGACACTGATAGCATGACATTGATGCGGGACGTTGGAGATTTTAGTGATGTGCGATATTGCATTACCGATGTGTTGGATATTGACCCGCACATGTTTTTCTTGCTGATGGCGTTGTCGATGCAATCTCTGTCACAGATTCTTGGCAAGAAGATTGCCGTGGATGTTGACGCGGCGTTGCGAGAAGCCAAGTCGGCTGATGCAAGACAGGCAGGTATCTATGGTGGTGCAGACCAGGGCACTGTAAGAACTGTTTATCTTACGTCAAGGATTGGGCAATGAGCTATTGCAGTCGTGAAGATATCGAAGCTGTCTTTGGTGCCAAGAACCTGTCGGTATGGGCTGATATTGAATCGGAGTCCGACAGTGAGCTAATTGCGTCACGTATTACCCATGCGATTGACGTTGCTGATGCAGAAGTTGACTCAGTGTTGGCTGGTGGTCCGCTGCGTGTACCAGTAGCGCTTACACCAGATGATACGCCTGCCATTATTCGTGAGGCTGCGGCTACCCTTGCAGGCGTCTATTTGTACGAATCACGCGGGGCGCAATCAATAGATGTGCAGAGCGGGTCTCCGGTACACCCATATCTATTCAAGAGGATGTGGGCCTTGAGTGTGTTGACTGACTTGCGTGACGGCAAACGAAGAATCCCAGGTATGGTGTAAAATGAGAAACGAAATTGACATGGCCCACGAGTTTCTCTGGCAGATGCTAGAAGAAGACGAGCGGTTTGCCCATGCCGTGCCAGACAACAGACGAATCCGAAACACCAGTTTCTACATTCCGCAAATGCTGGATAATACCGGAGTTGCGGACACGCCGCGTGTTATGATTGTGATTACCGGATATCAACCGCATCTAGACCGTGGCAGTAATCTTACCACGGCTGATGTTCAGTTTTCGATGATGGTGCAGGTATGCGGTAGGAATACCAGCATTATATCAGAGGTATTGTGTGCGTGGATGCGAGCGTTATTGGCATCCAGGCGCAAGGCAGTTGATACGGGGTTTATCTACAATGTTACGCCTGCGCCAGTCGAGATAAAGGTTGAGCGGGTTGCTGGTGAAATAGCCTTGGTTTCGTTAGGGACAGTTGCGGTATCGGTGGGGCTGGCCACAAACTTACTCTTAGGGGGAGATTGATATGGCATTAGTATCTGGGGCACTATTGGCAGTTGACGGCTTGCCTAGCGTTGCGCGATGGGAGGTCGAATGGGACCGGCGAACAATTGATGTTGTTACGTCTGGTACAAAAGAGGCTCTTGTTAGGGCCTGTGGGGCGGCAGATTGGCAAGCGACTATCGAATGCCTGGGCTGGCCGGACAAGACTCCCGGGGAGGAGTTTACATTTAAGGGATCGATTGATGGCACTAATGGCGCAACTGGAGATTGCTATCTGGAAGAGATTCAGGTTGTAGCAGACTACGAAAATAACGCCCCGTTAATGACTACCTATCGGGCGGTGTCGAATGGTGCGCTTACGTTTGGCGCTGCTGCTGCCACAGACGCAGCGGCACCAGATGTTATCTGCCCTGCCACCATAGCTGTTACGGGCTTTACGGGAGATGTTGCAGCCTGGATTTTCGTGGCCCGACGGACTGGCATCCCGTACGTATCAAGCGAGACTGACGGCGTGCGAAAGCGTGTCAAGGGTGCTTGGAATATCAGCGCTATTGTGGATTTGTATCTTGGTAGTGGCGTGCCAACACTTGACGCATCGACTTCACTAACGTTTGGCGGGACTGGTGGAATCACGTTTAATGGTGCCTACGCTCACCGCGTGCAGGAGTTTGGTGCAGACTCCAGCATTATTGTAAACGGTCGAGAACTGAAGCGGTTTCGTGTAACGTTTGACCATGATGCGCGTGATTCTGGAAACACGGTTAAGGTTGCCGGTACGACATTGTGGCCGGTTACATAATAAGGATGCACGATGACACCGGAAGAAGAATACTACCTTGAGTTGATTGAGCAATCTCGCAATACCCGTGATCGCCTACTGGCTGGCATTCCGTTGCGTGATGCGCCATCCAAAACAGGTGTCAGTGTTCCACAAGAGAAAAGCGATAAAGCGCAGGAAGATGCTAATCCACCCAAGCCAGCGCCACGTGAACTACAGCATCATGTCATTCCAGTAGTAAAACCACCAGAGCGCCAACCAGAGTCTGTGCAACCAGACAAGCCCACAGTGGAGGCCGCAGAGCCTGTGCAACCCACCAAGCCGACAGTGGAGGCCGCAGAGCCTGTGCAACCCACCAAGCCGACAGTGGAGGCCGCAGAGCCTGTGCAACCCACCAAGCCGACAGTGGAGGCCGCAGAGCCTGTGCAACCCACCAAGCCGACAGTGGAGGCCGCAGAGCCTGTGCAACCCACCAAGCCGACAGTGGAGGCCGCAGAGCCTGTACAGGAAGCGAAACAAAAGCAGTCGCTACGCGAAGATGCAGCAGAGGCACAGACTCGACGTTATCGGGTGGTACCATCGCGAAGATTGACACAGAGGTGGGAGGCTAGGCTATCGGCAACCGCAGACATGTATCGTTCACGATTGGCTGGTAGATATGCCAAGTACCCGACTCGCGAAGATATCAATAAGAGATTGCAAGAGGCTAATGCTGGGATAACCTTTCGCCTGGAACCAGAAAGCGATGACACTAAAGGCGACAACGTTTCGGCTGAACCAATTGCCCAAGATGAAAAGCAGGATGTTATTGAACGAGACGAAGACGAGAGTCTAACGCCGAGAAAGACGACACGCGCAGAAATCCTAGAAGAACGCGCGTCACGTTACCAGCAAGAGAAGAAGACCAGGCGGGAATTGTATCAGCAAGCCAAAGCTGAACGTCGCCAGCTTTATCAAGAAAGCAAGACTGAGCCAGAACAAGCAGACGTTAAGCAATCTACTGAAGGAGCCGAAACAGAACGCAAGGCTGCGCAGCCAATGGGGCGCAGGGATATTCAACAACGTCCATCACAAATTGACCGTCAAGTTGACGTGATTATTGGTAAGATGGCAAAAATGGAAACTGTATCAGATAGGCTAGCTGCGCTGGAGGCGAAGGTTGGATATCTAATGTCCGCGGTGACAAACATGAACTTCATCACGCGGTAGATATGTGGGGCATGATCTGTGGCAGAGTATGAGGAATTAGCAGGTTCACCGAGAATAGTATTTCGCAACACAGAGTCTGGTTTGATGACTACTGTGGTGCGAAGGCTAAAGTGTGCCTGGGCCGACAGATACGCAATAACAGCGGGCTGTATCAATTCTCCAGTAGTTGTTTCTGGGGGGGCCTTTGCGATTGAGTCAGTTGACATTCAGCCTTTGTCTGATGGCGGGATGTCAATTGCCCCAATTGGTGGTGGCAGTGATGCCAACTACGAATACGCACTCGTCGAGGCGGTCTATGGTACGCGCGTAACCCACGGCGGGATCGGTAGTTGGGTTGCCATGCGAGAGATGGTCAGCACAGACATGACGATCATAGATCGCATGACTGGCGACCTGGTACAGGCCACCCAGGAAGGCCCCATGGCACCGGACTACAATGCCCGCGTTCGGATGATGTTTCCAACCGGCAAGTACAGTGTGCGTGTTATGCGGCTCTCATCTATGATGCCGCGTGCCTGCTTGTCTATGCTTGGGCACGTTAACAGCGCCCCGTTCAATGCTGGAGTTATGGGAGTGTGGGAGGCTGGTACTGTACTGTACGCTGAGCACTCACATGAAGACGTGTGGTTTCCAGGTGAAGTAAACATCAAGACGTATGTCTGTACTTTCTACATGCACCCACGTGGCTGGAATACTGGCTTTTCTACTGCCGCACAGGCTTTTCTTCCTTACATACACCGCACTACCGGAAATCCGGTGCTATTCTATCCGATGGCAAATCTTAATGGAGTACTGATCTAGCTTGACTGAGTATCGCCGCATTGATCCCAGTAGAGACAAGGGCATTCCGGCCTCGGAATGGAACAAGCATTCAGAGGCATTACGGAAGATGGACGGCCTATCGCATGGGATGGATGCCCGCGAATGGTTTAGTAAGCGTGGCGAACTTGATGATACTGCTAGATTGTGGTACGGGATAACGTTTCCGAACTTTAACTTCGATCCCCCGTATCCTGCAGAAGATACGTACTATGACGCAGAAACGGAAGTATTTTATCCCGTAGAGCTATACAGTACGGAATGGTTACCGGCTGAAGGGACGTCTGGGTGGCCGCGCATCTATGACAAGGACGGCTGGAAGCTGCGGATGCTGGACCCGGAACGGATGCAGACTCTGTACCGCGGCCAATTCTTTGCCTGCCCATTGTTTGCGGGGAAAGATGAGTATTACCAGCCTGGTACGCACGTTGCCATCATAGAGCAACAAGGCCGCTTTTATATCCTCGGTCCAGTTGTGGACATGAGGGATATGTGCCGGTTCCGGCTGCTGAGCGCGCTATATCCATGCGGATCGGCAACTGCCCAGCGAATTGTGTACGATACCGAGCTTGCTTGCAATAGTTATACGAACATTACAGTGTTCGATACACTGGCCATTGTACCACAAGGCGGTGTTGGCGCTGGCACCCAAGGCTGGGCACGCTGGATGATTGACAGCAAGCAATGGGAAGTGGTTGCTCTATCGTCAAAGAAGACGCCTGCTGTTACGACCAGTACGACTAGCACAACCACAATGATGCTGCATAATCCGTGCAGCGGTAGATGCAAATGGGTGTGGAGCGCTGCATCTGGCAAGTGGACGCTGGAAACTGATAACTGTGAAGTAGCTAGCACTACCACACAACCAGGATCACAAACCAGCACTACACAGCCAAGCCAAACTACACAATGCCCGTGCGTTCCAACGTCAACTACTCAATGGAGTACGACGACTGGTAGTGGAACAACCAAACCAGGTAGCAGCACAACTCAGACTACATCTACCACATCTACCACAACGACCTCAACTACAACCCCACAATGCAGTTGCGTTCCACCTCAATTCTGTGGCGAACAAGATGGCGATTGTACCTGGACGCAATGTTCGCCTTATCCAGGTATCCAGCCGGATTGTCCAACCAGCACTACTACAACTAGCACTACCACATCCAGCACCACTACAGGTGGCAGTACAAGCAGTACGACATCGGTGGATTGTAGTACAACTACCACGCTGGAACCTACCACGACTACCACAATCCCAGTGCCAGAGTGTACCTATTGCAAGTGGTTTGCGTTTTATATTGCCAACTACGGTGGGGCAATTGGCTGGCAGCTTGTTGATAATTATTGTTTGAACAGCGCAATCGGATGTCGTTGCCCGTATCCGGATGA